CCGGGACCGCCTCGTCAGCCAGCTCGGCGCTGCTCCCGTCGACACCCAGCCCGCCGACGTGTGGGCCGAGAAGATCGCCGGCGCGGACTCCGTCGACGCACTCATGGACCTCTACCAGGTCGCCTCCACCAACCCCGAGTGGGAGACCAGCATCAAGCCGATGTTCTCCGCCCGCAAGGAGAAGCTCCAGGCCACCGCCGACGCGCACAACGCCGGCGAGCAGGAACCGCTGGACGCCGAGATCGTCGAGCCCGACACCGCCGCCTAACCGCGCACCTCCCGGGGCGGGGCATCCGGCAACCACACCCCCTCCACCCGCCGACCTCGTGCGCCTGCCAGCGCACCCCACCCGAAAGCCACCAACCACGTGACAACCTGCATCAAACCAAACTGCACCCGCGCCGCACTCCGCGGAGCACGCCACCGCTACTGCTACATCCACGCCAAGCACTACGGATACACCGACCCCCACCTCGACGCCGCCCCCACCATCAACAGGATCCGCCACCTCACCAACACCGGATGGACCCTCGCCGCCATCGCCGACGAAGCCGGCCTATCCACCAACACCATCCGCATCCTCCTCCGGGGCGGCAACACCAAAGTCCGCACCTCCACCGCCAAAGCCATCGCCCGCATCAACCCTGCCCACCCCACCGGTGACACCGAACGCATCCCCGCCTGGCCCTACATCCGCCGCCTCCACGCCCTCCAAGCCGCCGGCTGGAGCCAACAACAAATCGCCCGCTACACCGGGGCGAAACAACAAACCATCTCCCGCGCCAGCGCCCGCAACCCCACCCTCATCACCCGCGACCTCGCCAATCTCATCAACACCATCTGGGAAGACCAACACGACGCCCCCATCATCGGCCCACCCACCCCAACCGCCCGCAAAAACGGATGGGCACCACCAGCTGCCTGGGACAACATCGACGACCCCGACACCCACCCCGGCATCACCCACTGCGTCGAATGCGACAAACCCGTCCGCACCCGCGGCCGCTGCGTCACCCACTACAACCGAATCCGCCACCAGGAAAGGACCCACCACCATGCAGCAGCTTGAAATCGACATCCGCGACGTCGCCTACTACGCCGAAACCGCCGCCCACCACAACTGGGACACCGCCGCACGTGCCGCCATGCGCGACCTCGCCAACAGCGGCCGCCCCTTCACCGCCGACGACTTCCGCCGCCTCATGGCCGACGTCCCCACACCCCACCACCCCAACACCATCGGATCCTTCTTCCGCACCTGCAAAGCCGAAGGACTCATCACCACCACCGAAAACGGCCGACGCTCCACCGCCCCCAGCCGACGCGGAGCCCTCATCCACGAATGGGTAGGAGTGCCCAAGAACACCATTCCCAGCGGCTCACATGCTGCCTAAAGTGCTGTCTACACACAGCGCCTACGCGCCTGTAATTACCGCCCTGCAACTCCCGTTAGGACACCAATGGCCCGCCAATTCGCCCCCGTCTTCGTAGATATCTGGTCCAACCCCGACTTCACCGCTCTCTCCCACCACGCCCAGCACCTCTACCTCCTGGCGCTGTCCCACCCCACGACCAGCACCGCAGGTGTCCTCGACTACAGGCCCAACCGCCTCGCCGCACTCTCCCCCACCCTCACCCGCGACACAGTCGAAACCGCAGCCCAGGAGCTCGAAGAAGCAGGGTTCCTCGTCATCGACCGCGACACCGAAGAAGCCGCGATCCGCTCCTGGTTCCGCAACACCCTCGTCCTCAAACAGCCGAACATGGCCGTCAACGCCTTCAAATCGCTGCTCGCCGTGGCGCCCCCCGCCATCCACGCCACAATCAGCCGAGAGGTGCGCCGCCTCGACGCGGAGCAACCGCCACTCGCCGGGCTCCAGGTCGAGGAGGCCCGCCGCTACAGCGACACCCACCCCGGCGACGACGACGAAACGGAGGGTGAACCAGGGCCCCGAAACCCATCTCGAAAGGGTTCCACAGAGGGTTCCGAAAAGGGTTCCACAAACCCATCCCGAAAGGGTTCCGATAGGGGTTTATCGAAGGGGTCCGGAAAGGGTTCCCGAGAGGGTAGCGATGGGGGTAGCCCCATAATAAGTAATCTGAAGATAGATAATCAGGGGGTAACTGTAAGCAGTGATAGTTACGGAGCGCGTGCGCGTGAGGCCGTAGAGCCCCCTTTTGATTCTTCGGGGGTTGGGGGCGGCTTGGGCGCTAGCGCGCCCGCCGCGGATCTGTGGGCGGGGCATCCGGGGGTTGTGGGGGATTCGTCGGAGGCGCGGTGTCGTGAGCATGCGGGGTTGCCGCGTGTGGAGGTGCCGGCGTGTGGGGCGTGTGGTGCTGCTCGTCGACTGGCGGAGGACAGGTTGAAATCGGCGCGTCAGGGGGCCGCGGAGCGCCGCAAACGTGAGATTGGTGCATGTCCCCTTTGTGGTCCTGATGGATTCGTTAAACGGCCTTCTGGCGCGTTTGCCCGGTGCGGTCATGGTCAGCGCCCCGATTCGGACGGGGAGACCCATATCCAGGCCGCAAGCTGACCCACCCCCGCCCGCTCCCCCCATGCAATCTAGTGTTGCCTCATGTGTTGCCTACAGGCAGCACTCCAGGTAGCATCATGAGTGTCACAACGGCTGCCACCGGAAACCACCAACCGAAAAGGGAACATCATGACCACCACCCCCGCCATGACCCGCGACCGCATCCGCACCGCGGAACGCAACGCCGGCGTCTACAGCGACGACACCCACACCCACACCGAAACCGTCACCGCCACCACCACGATTCACATCCCCGGCGCGGACGAAACCGAGTGCAACACCATGCTCACCGCACGCCACGGCCTCGACGCCCTGGACCTCGTCGACGAGTTCACCCAGCACCGCAGCCTCGGCACCTACCAGCTCCTCGCCTACATCGAGCTTGTCGACGAGCCGCACACCGCCGAGGAGATCGTCGACCTCCTCGCTGACACCGTCCCCGCCCTCGGCACCCGGTGGACCCTCACCGACACCCACGGCGACACCATCACCACCACTATCCGCTAGGAGGCCCCACCATGAACCACAACGACCTGTACGACCGTGTCGCCTCCTCCAGCGCGAACGACACCTGCAACGCCCTCGCCTACGCCCACGGAGCCCTGTCCGCCTACCTGGGCAACGACCACGCCGACGGTGTGTTCGCAACCATCATCGACGGGTTCATCGCCCAGTCCGATGAGGGTGACTGGGAGTTCCGCTCCGGTCTGCGTGAACGCATGGAGCAGCGGTTCGGGGCGGAGAACTACATCCGGGCGGCCCGCAGTGCGTGACGCCACCTTCACCCTGCTCGCCGTCACCCTGGCGCTTGTCGCTCTCGCCGCGGTCACCGCGTTCTGCCGCCTGCTGTGGCACGTCGACGCTGCCGCCGGTATCCCCCTGGTCGCCGGGTGTGCCGTGTGGGTCGCCCGCGACATCTGGGTCGACGTCCTCGGCGGCACCCGCCGCCCCCGCTAACACCCACCGTTCAGCGCTACTGGCAGACACCCCGGTTCGAGTCCGGGGAGCGCACCACGGCCCACCCGCAACCGGGCGTGGCCACGTTCTCTGACAACTCGATAGTGGACATCAACACCCACCTGACCACTGCGTTTTCTTGCACGCCGGGTGGGACTAATTGCATATGCCCCGTCCCCGTGCGGGTGGGCTGGCAGGGTTCGATTCCCTGGCGGGGCGCTGCTCAACCGGATGTACTTACCCCACCCGTGCTAGCCGCGTGGGGACGTTGGAACCCCCGCTACCTTTGCGGGGAGGCAGCACCGGCTTGAGCGCCTACGGCGGGCCCGGCGCGACACCCGAAAACACCCGCCATCCCGCACAGCCGACACCCGACCCTCTCGCGGGTGTGCGGCACCCCGCCGGTTCACAACCGGGTGCGGGAACCAGGGGGTGCAGCCGGTTTCCCTTTTTGCCGGCGCAAGGGCACGCCCGGGCGGGTTTCTGCAAAAACCTGTCCGGCACTGCCGCCCTGCACCCCCACACAACCACCAACCACCACAGATCGGACCCCCGATGCACACCCTCTACCTCCTCGTCACCGACCTGCTCATCCTCGCCGCCGGAGGTGACCCCACATGCTGGGCGTAACCCCCGCCGACCCCGACATCGTCGACGAATACTGGCGCAGCCGCATGGCACACCCCGCCACCCAACACCTTCTCCACAACCTCGACCCAGACAAGGACGAACCCACCTATGGCTAACGAAACCCCCCTGACCATCATCGGTAACCTCGTGGCCGATCCGGAGCTTAGATTCACCCCGGCTGGAGCCGCCGTGGCGAACTTCCGCATCGCATCCACCCCCCGCGTCTACAACCGCGACAGCAACCAGTGGGAGGACGGCGACGCCCTGTTCTTGACCTGCAACGTGTGGAAGCAGGCCGCGGAGAACGTCGCCGAATCCCTGGCCAAAGGCATGCGCGTCATCATCAACGGTCGCCTGAAGCAGCGCACCTACCAGACCCGCGAGGGAGAGGACCGCACCGTGTTCGAGGTAGACGTCGACGAGGTCGGCCCGTCCCTGAAGTACGCCACCGCCCAGGTCGCACGCAACCAAACCGGCCAGGGCAACGGTGGCGGGCAGCAGCAGGGTGGGCAGTCCGGCTGGATCGCAAACGACAACCGCGGCGGATTCGGCGGCGGAGACGAAGCCCCGTTCTGACCACCGTGCTCACCGTCAACGCCACCGTCCCTGTCACTTGGCTACCGGCACACCTCGGCCGCGCACTGTGGTGCCGGCCCCTCGGCTGCGGCACATCCGACTACCACGAGCTCGTGGCTGTCGACTTCCTTGGCGCAACCTCTACCCCGGCCCATACATGGAACTACCGGGCCTGGGTCCGCCACCGTGGGCAAATTAAACCGGCGCGGCTACCAAAGACGTGCACCGTCGCCGATCTTCCCCGCGATGAGTGCACGGAGTGGGTCGCCCGCTCTGGCTCGCAGGAGTACCGCGGGTGGCGCTGGAACGTCCCCAGCGGGCCGCCACCATACGTGGAGCCCAGCCTTGACCCGTGGGATGACCTCGCTGCCTGGAAGGTCCCGGAAACCATCCGCGCCGAAGTTCGGCCCGGTAGCGACGGTGCACTATTCGACCTCTAACACCCCTGGCACTGGGCGTGAGCCGCACTGCCACCCACCCCCACAAGGCAACCATGACCGCTGAACTGTTCAACGACCACTTCCAAAACTTCAAGCGCTACTCAATCCCGAAAGCCCAGCTCATCATTGCCGACATTCCCTACAACCTCGGCAACAACGCCTACGGATCCAGCCCCCTCTGGTACGTCGGCGGGGACAACAAGAACGGCGAAAGTGAGCTCGCAGGCAAGCAGTTCTTTGACACCGACAAGAACTTCCGCGTCCCCGAGTTCATGCACTTCGCATCCCGGATGCTCCGGCCCGAACCCAAGAAAAAGGGCGAAGCGCCCTGCATGATTGTGTTCTGCTCATTCGAACAGCAATTCCCGCTCATTGAAGAAGCCCGCAAATACGGATTCAAGAACTACATCAACCTCGTGTTCCGAAAAAGCACCAGCCCCCAGGTCCTAAAAGCGAACATGCGAGTCGTGGGGAACGCTGAATACGCGCTCATCCTGTACCGCGAGAAGTTGCCCAAGTTCAACAATCAGGGGCGCATGGTCATGAACGTCATGGACTGGGCAACCGACAGGAGAACACCCAAGGTTCACCCCACACAGAAACCGGTGCCAGTCCTCGAACGCCTCATCGACCTATTCACTGACCCGGGCGACGTGGTTATCGACCCGTGCGCGGGCTCCGGTTCAACGCTTGTCGCGGCAGAAAACCTCAACCGCCGCGGATACGGCTTTGAAATCAAGAAGGACTTTCATGAGGCCTTCCAGACCAGGGTGAAGCCGGCTATTGAAGTGGGGCTTCCCCTGTGGGGCACCGGCCGGCCAGTCTCACCCGCCACCGCATGACCCCACGCAACACGGCTCGCCTGTGGGCAATCCAGACGTTGCAGCAGGCGGGCCTCAACCCCGAGCGCCACCCCGAAACCTGCCGGGCCCTGGCGAGACTCTACGAACAACTACTCGCATGAGCGGGCTCACCATCGGCTCCCTCTTCTCCGGCTACGGCGGTCTCGACCTGGCTGTCGAAGCCGTCACCGGGGCGACACCCGCATGGTTCTGCGAGTGGGACGAAGCACCCTCCCGCATCCTCGCCCACCACTGGCCCGACGTCCCCAACTATCGGGACGTCACCCAGATTAACTGGGCAGGCATGGAGCCGGTGGACATCCTCACCGGCGGCTACCCATGCCAACCGTTCTCACGGGCCGGGCACCGGAAAGGAACCAACGATGAGCGCCACCTCTGGCCCCACGTCCGCGACGCCATTCGCGTACTACGACCCCGACTCGTGTTCCTGGAAAACGTGGCAGGCCACCTTAGCCTTGGGTTTGACCGAGTCCTCGCTGACCTTGCCGCCATCGGGTTCGATGCGCAGTGGACAACTCTACGAGCGTCCGACATCGGCGCACCCCACCACCGGGAACGCCTGTTCATACTTGCCCACCCCCACGGCGAGCGACCACAAGCGCAACAACTCACCCGCAGACAGGCGGCGCAAATCGCCGGGGATTACGACCGTGAGCGTGCACTTTCCTGGGCACGTCGAGCCGCCGACCTCAACCGCCAGCTCGGGCCCGCTGTGACGGCCTGGGCCGCGATCCACGGTGAACCGCCCCTGCCGACCGTCGAGACCGTGGAGTACCGCGACCCCGAACTCTTCGGCCGACGGTTCCCGGAGATGCGCCACGGCATCAACCCAGAGTTCGTCGAGTGGCTCATGGGCCTACCTGCCGGCTGGGTCACCGCCCCAGGCATCGGCCTGACCCGCGCCCAGCAACTCAAAGCCCTCGGCAACGGCGTCTGCCCACCCCAAGCCGCCACCGCACTCACCGACCTACTCACCCGCTAGGAGACCACGATGCGACTACCCGACCGCACCACCAAATACGACCACTTCGCCCAACAACTACAAGCCGCCGCCACCACCGCCGGCGACCCCAACGAATCCTGGCTCCCCTTCCCCGACCAGAAACGCCTCACCCCCGGAACCCGCCGCACCTACCGCAACCGCATCAACAACGGCGAACTGTTGGGGTCGGGGTTCGAGGGCCGGGTTCACGACGGCTACCTCTACGCAAGAGTCCGCCCATGACAGCACCCACAACCACCCCACTCCTCGACTGCTTCATCCCCGGCGTGCCCGTCCCCAAAGGCTCCATGCGCCACGTCGGGAAGGGCCGCATGATCCACGACAACCCCGACCTCGCCCGCTGGATGCGCACCATCCTCCTCGTCGCGGGGAGACTCCACCGGGGCAAAGACCCCATCGACGCCCCCGTCGCGGTGGATGTGACGTTCTGGATGCCGCCGCCGAAACGCCCCCGCTGGAGGGTGCCCGCCACCAAGCCGGACGGAGACAAGCTAGCCCGGGCTTTGGGTGATGGCCTGGAGCGCGCCGGCGTCCTGGCCAACGATTCCCGCATCACCGACTGGCACGTGCGGAAACGCTACGCCGATAAAACCCACCCCGCGGGGGCGCGGGTGACGGTGGAGCTCGTCGCGTGAGCGGCGGGAACTGGAGGGCCCGGCAGCGGGTCAGTGTGGACTACATCGCGGAGCGCACCGGCTACACCCCGACGGCGATCCGCCACTGGGACAGGGCGGGGAAACTCCCACCCGTCGCCCCACCGCGCCGCAAGGAGTGGTTCAAGGGCGACATCGACAAGTGGATTAACGACAACTTTGAGTTTGGAGAAGCATGAACATCAATTGCCAGTTTCTTTCCCCGCACGCTAAGGCCCCGGCGCGGCAGCATGACGGTGACGCGGGCGCTGACCTGCGTGCCGTGGGTGACACCATCCTCCGCCCGGGTGAAAGCGCCCTCGTCAGCACCGGGCTCGCCATTCACATCCCCCGCGGGTATGTCGGCCTGATCCACCCCCGCTCCGGCCTGGCCGCGAAACACGGGGTGACGGTACTGAACGCGCCCGGCACCATCGACCACGGCTACACCGGCGAAGTGAAAGTGCTGCTCCACAACACGAGCCGCCACAAGGTGATCGTCACCCAGGGGGATCGCATCGCCCAGCTCGTCGTGCAGGCGGTGGAACTGCCCACCTTCACCCCGGTCCACGCTGCCCCGGACACGGGCCGTGGGGCGGGTGGTTTCGGAAGTACGGGTGCGGCATGACCAGGCGTTGGAAAGTCATCGGGCGACGTTACCTGCACGGGTGGTCCTGGATCGCCTACCGCCCCCACGACCCGCTGCACACGATGCAGGTGTTCACCGACCACCGCGAAGCACTCACCTACGCCACCCGACACGCTCAAGGAGACTCGAAATGACCGACGCCGACTACACCCACGACGAGTGGCAGAAAGACCGGGCGTGGGCGCAACGCATCGTTGGTGACGCGGAGAAGTACCCGGAGCACTACAGCGACAGGGCACACCTTGTTCTCGCGGCCCGCGCCCTACTTGACCTCCCCGAGCCGAAGAAGCCGCCCCGCACGTTCGCGGACATGACTGACGAAGAGCGGCGCGACCACATCGGCGGGGCGGTGGAGACAGAAGGCCAGCGTGGCTGGTACGTCGGAGAAGATGACTCGGATCCCTACGCCCTTCTCCACTCCGCCAAGTCCGGCATTTCCTTTACCTGGCTCTCTTGCCCCGAACTAGTCACCCCCTCCCGGATGAGCCGCGCATGACGATCCCCGGCGTGACCCACCCCCACGTCCAGCAGGAACCACCCGCCGAAATGCTGGGTTGGTGGGCGACGGACAAAGAGCTCGGGCGCGTTCTCTGTATTAGCGCTACCCAGCACAATACGAACGGTGCATACATCACCACGCCTCAAGGTGAGCGCATGTACTTGGCGATCGGCGACCTCTCCGACTGGTCGCGTGAGCGTGACATTGAGGGGGCGGGGTGCTCGGACTAACCGTCGCCTGCCTCGGGTTCAGTTGCCTGGCGCTCGGCTTCACCATCGGCATCCGGGCGAGCGCACCCGACGCCCACTACGACCCGTTCCCCGACACAGGCCACGAAACCCCGCTGAAAATCCACGGCATCCTCGTAATCACTTCGGACGAAACGGCACGAAAGCGCCCCATGGATGTCAACGCTATCGCACCATGGGGCGGCTCTCCGGAGTTGCCTGACCGACGGGAAAGGAAAATCTGACGGTCAGACAACTAGAACGCTACCACTCCAACGTCATCCCCACACGCAGAAGGACCCGGCCATGAGCAAGCCATACCTGGAGATCCACCGCATGACCCGCTGGCATGTCCGCAAACGAGATCATCCCCGCACCCCGTGGGAGGTGCGCACCCCCGACGGACGGGTCCTGCTCTGCTGTAGCCACCACCACCGGGCGATAGAACACGCGAACCGCCTAGCTAGGCGCATCCGCCCCGGCTCCAACATCGAAGTGCGTCGCTACCCCAGCAGCGTAGCAATCGCCCGTAGCGACGATTGGGGCGAAATCGACGAGACATTCTTCGTTTCCCGCGCCGACCTGCCCGCCCTCATCACCGCACTCACCAAAGCAAAGGAACAAGCATGAACAACCAGGAGAAAGCGGCACGCATCCTCATGCGCCACTGGAGCGGCCTCGACGTGCCCGACGATGAGACCACCTGCTGCGCCCAGGAACTCGCTGACGCTGGGCTACTCGCCCCCGACGAAGCAACGGAATCGACGGCGGCAGCAGACCTCGCCCGTGTTACGAAAAGGCTCCGCAGCCTCCGCGACTTCCACCAGGAGGTCGTGGACAAACCGGGCATGTGGAGGGACGAATACGTCCAGTACAGCGAGACCACACTCCGCGAACTCGACATCATCATCGGAGGAGCCCCCAATGCCTAACCACCCCATCGACAAGATCCTCGCCGACATGCGCGACACCGGCCTGCAATGGCTGACAGACGCAGCCGACACCATCGAACAAGCACTCGCGGGACAGACCTACGAATACATCGTTCAAGTGCAGGACAAACCCGGCGGAAAATGGTGCGACGTATTGAACGGCTTCTACGCCGAAACGACGACTCCGACGCACGTCGAATGGATCACGGACGAAAGTTACGCACGAACATACGCAGACACCTACGCCAACGACTGGAATCCCCACGCCACCCGCATTGTGCGCCGACCCGTCAGAGAAATCGAGGTAGTCGAATGAGCCTCCCCACCACCGACGAACTTAAAGAACTCCGCGACCAGATCACCTCGGGACCGTGGTATTACGACGAGGATGAGGGGGAAATGCTCGGAGCGCTACATATGTCGTCAAGCGGGCTGCTAACCCAACCGATCGTCATGCACTGCGGCGCGGATCACTGGGACTCCAAGCTCATCGCCCTCGCCCCGGAGCTCCTCGACGAGGTAATCCGCCGCCGAGGGGAGGCAGGGGAGTGAGCAAGCACCCATTCAAAGACGCGCCCGTAGTTCGGGTGAGTTGGGACGAGGACGAGGTGCCGGAGGGATACGTGGATGTGACTGTCCGGATACCCGAGAACAGGATCAGATGGAGCGCCAACACCCGCGTCGACCTGATCGTCAAGGAGGCGTAGATGGAGGCCATAGCAGTCATTCTGATCTTCGTTGGCTCCTGCATTGCCCTTGCCGTGGGTGCCCTTGTGCTTGCTTGGGCCCTCATGGAAGCCGACAAAGGGTGGCAGAATCGCCCCACCTACGGGGAGCGGCAGGCCCGCCGCTACGACCGGATGGTGCGGGCCAACCTCCGTAGAGCAGCACGCCTGGCCAGAAACGGGCACGGCACCCTAGCCGAAAACGCCGTACTCGCCGCCCGTGCGGCGGAGGGACAAGCCAAAGAATGGAGGCGCTCCGCCCCCTAGTAGCCAGCCCCTACCCGCGTAGGGCTCGGCCCGCGGCGACCTTCTCCACCATCTCCCCGAACTTCTTCGGCCGGTCTCGTTGCCAGCCGTGTGCAGCTGTCCACTCGATCGCCGCCTTCGGGTCGGGCAGGATGTTCCTCTCGCGCATCGTATTGAGAGAACGCACGACGTAGCGCTTCTCGAAGCCACCCGAGATACCGTTGTTCAGGTTGATGCGAGAGGTCAGCGATTCCAACTCTTTTCGCGTTTCCTCGCCGATCGGCGCAGCGTACTCGCTGGGGATAAGCGGATCCTCGTACCGCCCGGGCTGATCCTCCACCAGAGTTTCAGCCCCAACCTCCTTAGCCCACACATTCAAAGGGTGCGACCACGTCACCACCGACAAGGCTGTCATTCCTCGGACCCTATTGAAGTCCGCCAGGTCCTCACGGTGAACATAAAAAGCCACCACCGGGCCGTTCGCGTTGAACCCAGTTCCACCACGCTGGGTGACGTGCCGGACCCGAGGGTGGGCGATGAGATTTTGGAGGTAGTCGTTTCCATCCAGCGTGTTCTTCTGCGCGGTCCAAACGGTGAGCTTCTCACCATCCCGGAGGTAGTCGATCGCCCAGCTAATGGCCTCGTTGTAGCAATTCTCGACATCATCCACGGTGTGGGTAATTGCGACCGGGCAGGCGAGTTTCTCTTCGAACATTCCGTCTCTTTCGGCTTCGGGACTCTTCCGTTCCCAGGCTACCTGCCAGCACGTTCGGCTAGGAGGAACCACGGGCCACTAGGACAACCGCCCGCCCCGCGACACTGCTCCGTATGAGTCTGATTGAGCCGCCAATCAAGGTGGAGCAGGGCCGCATCACCATCGCCACCGGGCTCGACGCCGACGGGGACATCCTCTTCGACGTCGGTGTGGAAGGCGGCATCCCCTACGTCCAAGCCCTCGGACTGCTGGAGGCGGCGAAACCCGCCCTCGAAGAACTCTACGAAGACGCCGACTACTAGAAACCCCTGCTCACCTGTTGCCTGTAGGCAACACGTCCCGCTAGGCTTTGGCGTGTGCGGCCACCATGCGAGGGACATTCCATCTTCACCAACCCGTCCCACGCAACCCCCGAGCAGCGGGCCGAAGCGATCGAGATGTGCCACCACTGCCCCGTCAAAGAATGGTGCGCCCGCCAAGCCGTCCGCGCCGGAGACACCCTCGACGGCGAGCACCCCTCCCCCGCCCTCGACGTCATCCAGGCCGGCGTGTGGTTGAAGGGCAGCGCGGAGAAAACCGCGGACCTTTACCGGCAGGTAGGCATGACCCCCACTGTGCGGCAGCGCCGGAAGCCCACCCCGAAGCGCTGCCTGAACTGCAAGAAGCCGATGGTGCCCCGCGATAAGAAGGTGCACCTCACCCCCGACACCCTGACGCATGCGGCCCGCGGCTACTGCCGTATCTGCTACGCCGCGTTGAAGCGCCGGGGCCAGTTGACCACCCTGCACCCGAAGCATCAGGCGGCGTTGGGGTGGCGGGAGAAACGCACCCCCAGGAAAGGAACCCAGCCGTGAAGATCCGCCCGAAACCGCCCACCCCTCCCTCCGAGAAGCCCGCCACACCGCGGCGGAAGAAGCGCCCGCAGCGCCGCAAACCACGCTATAAAGGCATCCTCTGGCACCGCTGACAACTGCTGCCTGTAGACAACATCCTGTGGTAGGGTGAGTGTCAACAGCCCCGCCGACGCCTCTCCACAAAGCGCCTCCCGGCGGCCCTGTTAAGGAAAGCGACCGCATGGTGCGGAGCTGGTCTCGAAAGCCGGTGACGGGGCAACCCGTGGGGTTCGACTCCTCCGCTTTCCGCGCAAGCCCCTCCATACTTGGATAGGGGAAGTGCCCGCGTTGAGATGTGCCCGGACGAGCACCCCTCGCGGGGGCGACCATCTCGTCTACCAGCGGTAGAAGGAGTTGCGGAGCCGTCTGCTTAGGCGGCTCCAGTTAGTGCTCGATGGGTTTAGGCCGATGTGGAACCGCCCTGGCTTCTGCCACAGCGGTTCGAGCCCTGTTGTTTGCTACTGGCGCGCAGGGTTCATGGTCTGCTGGTTCGATTCCAGCCGAGCGCACAAGGCAACGACCCAGGCCACCCATGTTGGAAGTGAGGATCGCTACCTCCCTGGCGAGCCAACCCGGCACGACCCTGTGAGCACGCACGAACGCCCACAATCAGCCGGCCGTCAGCCCGCCCGAAACCGTGGCACGGCACGGGGAACGGCGGGCACACACGTCCCCGTATCAGCAGGTCAGACTGTATGTCCGGGCCGGGTTGTACCGTTCACCCCATGATCGACTACAACGATATCCCCGGCGCGCCCAAAATCCCCGAGGAATGGGCAAACCTCCCCGACGACGAAACCACCCCCTGCGGCATGCCACTCCACCTCGTCCACCCCGAGCTCTACGACAAGAACAACAAACTCCGACCCGAGGCAGAAGCTCGCCTGAATCGCATCGCACGTGAAATCGGGGAAGGCTAAGGCACCGCCCCCGTCATTCCACCAACCGCTCGCTCTAAACCGCATCGAGACCGCGGCGCGCCGACCCTGCCGCGGCCCCGAACCGGCACGAACACGCCGACCCCGCGTGTGGTCGGCGTTTAGTACTCGTCAGCTTGGACGGGGATGTCAGCACGGCCCGCAACTTTGAAGCGCGAATGCTCCAAGCCTGGAAGAGTCGCCGAGAAGCTCACACGCTTGAAACACTTGAGGATATCCTCCATGTTCAAGTCGTGGAGATAGAACTCGACGACTTCGACATTTTCCGTGTCGTTGTACAGCCCGCCAGGCTGGTTCAGGGTCTCGTTAGCCCGGGTTCGATCTACCGCGTAAATACGGATCGTATCGTCGTACTCATCCTCTTCAACAAGGTTTCTGCCGGATTCTGGAGAGGCGTTGATGCCGATGATGGACCATCGGTCGCGGTCGAGTCCGAGCATCTCGTTTAGGGACGGGGTCATTTCCGTGTCATCGAACTCGAAGTTGATTTCCCCCTTGTAATCGGAAGGGCTCACATCGCCTGCCCATTCCATGCTGCTGTAGGGCATATTGGCCCGGCTGACGTTCTGGTCCCATTCATAATTTGTTGCCATGACGTAACCCTAACCGGGCTCCACCCCTTGCACAACGAAAGCGGAAGGGCACTCTCAACCCCATGACCCTCACCCCCATCAACGAGCTGCGCCCCTACCCCGGCAACGCCCGGCGCGGCGACGTCGGCATGATCGCCCACTCCCTCGAAACACACGGCCAGTACAAACCTATCGTCGCCGTCACGGGCGAGAAGGAGCCGGACCTCGCGGGGGTGATCGTCGCCGGGAACCACACGTGGCAGGCGGCGCAGGAACTCGGGTGGGAGAACATCGACGTGCACTACATCGACGTCGACAAGGAGGAAGCCCGGAAGATCGTCCTCATCGACAACAAGGCCAACGACGCCGCCACCTACGATGTGGACGCCCTGGTCGACCTCCTCACCGACTACCCCGACCTCGACGGCACCGGCTTTACCCGCGACGACGTGGACGCCCTCCTCGAAACCATCGGCGAAACCGGCGATGATGCGGACGTGCCCGACCTGCCCGACGAGCCGGAGCCCACCCAGTGGAACGTGCTGGTCGAATGCGACACCGAAGCCGACGCCCGAACGTTGAAGGGCCGGCTCACCGCCGAGGGCTACACAGCCGGAATAGCGTAACCGTGACGAAACCCCAGGGCAGGACAACACCCCCACGCGCCTAACCTGACCGCCCGAAACATAGACCCGGGAGGTCACCATGCCCAGCCGCCACCGCGACCAACAATCGCTCCACATCGCCGACCGCTCACGCAAAGCAAAAGACATGCGCGTCCTGGGCTACACCTACGACCAAATCAGCGACCACCTCGGCGTGTCCGTCGCCACCGTCCGCAAAGACATCAAGCGCTACATGGACACCTACCCCCGCGAACACGCCGAAGAATACCGCCAGTACCAAATCGAGCAAGTCGAAATGGCCATGCGGAAACTCGCACCCCGCGTCAACAAGGGCGACCCCAAAGCCATCGACCTCTGGTACAAGGGCGTCGACCGGCTCATGAAACTCACCGGCACCTACCAACCCGCCGAAGACAACACCGGCGAACAAGCCGCCCGCGACGCCCTCAACGAAATGATGACCGCCATCAAAGAAAGCGTCGACTAATGGCCTCCACCCCCGGCATGTCCATCATGCAACGCCGATCCGTCAAGCACTCCCAATGCCGCGTCAACATCTTCGACGGGTCCGTCCGCGCCGGAAAAACCTTCGGCTGGCTGTGGATCATCATCAGCGAGTGCGCCGACTACCGCGGCTCCGGCAGCATCGTCATCTTCGGCAAGAACCGCGACAGCATCTACCGCAACGTCTTCGAACCCATCGAGAACGTCGACGTGTTCGCCCCCTTCCGCCCCTTCATCCGCTACCGCCAGGGTGCGGCCACCGCCACCATCTTCGGCAAACGGGTCCACGTCATCGGTGCGAACGATGAGGGCTCCGAGTCCCGCATCCGCGGCATGACCATCGGACGGGCCTTCGGCGACGAAATCACCGTCCTCAACAAGTCCTTCTTCAAGCAGATGCTGGCCCGCATGTCCGTCGCCGGGGCGAAACTGTGGGGCACCACGAACCCCGACAGCCCCGCCCACTGGCTGAAAACTGACTATCTCAACAAGATTCCCGGGTCGATGCACTTCGACGAGGACACCCCACCCGGTGACGAGCTCACCACCTGGTCGTACTGGCACTTCACCATGGACGATAACCCGTCGTTGACCGACGAGTACCGTGATGCTCTCGCCCGTGAGTACACCGGCCTCTGGTACAAGCGGTTCATCCTCGGCCTGTGGGTGTCCGCGGAGGGCGCGATCTACCCCATGTGGGACGAGGACCGCCACGTCATCCACCCCGACCGCATCCCCACCATCAGCCGCACCCTCGCCCTCGGCATCGACTACGGCACAACCCACCCCACCCGCGGCATGCTCCTCGGTGTGGGGGAAGTCGACGGGGAAACGAAGCTAATCGTGTTGGACGAGTGGGCCCCGGCCACGGGCACAACCGACGCGAAACTCTCCGCCGACCTCATGCGGAAGAAAACCGAATGGCGGGAGAAATGGCCCGAACCGGAATGGACCTACACCGACCCCGCCGCGAACTCCTTCTACGTCCAGCTGTGGGAGGACAATCACCCCGACCTCGCGAAAGCCGACAACGCGGTCCTCGACGGGATCCGAACCGTGGCGAGTCTGCTGGACAATGACCAGCTTCTCGTATCAAAGACCTGCACCGAACTTATCCGAGAGCTGCCCGGCTACCGCTGGGACGAGAAAGCCGCCAACCGTGGAGTCGAAGCGCCCGTGAAGGAAATCGACGATGCCGTCGACGCGCTGCGCTACAGCGTCTTCTCGTCCCGGTGGGAGTGGGCACCACTCCTCGACCGCGTATTGGAGCCAGCCTAATGCCGTTCCCCACACCCCACACCCCGTGGCCCATGCCCCAATGGGAGAAGGTGCGCCAGATGGTCGACGAAGCCGCCATGTGGTGGGACGGTGACACCGCGTCCCTCGCGTCGCGCTACCACGGCCAGTACCGGCCCTCCCAGTTCTCCGGCGGTGTGGCCGGCAGCGTATCCCGCTGGTTCTGGGGCGCGCCCGAAACCCAGCAGAACCGACGGGTGCACCTTCCCCTGCCCGCCGACATCGTCTCCACCTCCGCCACCCTCCTCTTCGACCGCTCCCCCGTCTTCACCCACCCCGACCCGGACCTGAAAACCCGCCTCGACACCATCCTCAACCCCGACACGTTCCCCGCGGAGCTCATGGTCGCCGGGGAAACCTGTGCCGCCCTGGGTGCGGTGGGGTGGCGCATCATGTGGGACTCCGACGTCTCCGACTACCCGTGGATCGAATGGGTCGATGCGGACGCCATATTCCCCTCGTTCTCCTACGGGCGGCTCTCCTCCGTCATGTTCGTGGAGACGCTGCCGCCGTTGGATGAGAAGCACGTGTGGCGGCTGTTCTCCGAGCACGCCCCGGGGCGCATCACCTACCGGCTCATGGAGGGCACGGAGCAGTCCGTGGGAATGGTGCGGCCCCTGCCCGACCACCCCAACACCGCCGACCTCGCGGACTGGGTTGATGAAACGTCCGCCCAGGACACCCGCATCCCCGCCATGACCGCGGGTTACATCCCGAACGCCCGCCCCATCGTCGGGTTCCGCCGCGACGGGAAACTACGCCACATCGGCCGCCCCGACCTCACCCCCGACCTGTTCCCCTTGTTCGATTCCCTCGATGAGGCGTGGACGGAGGTGCGCGCCGAGATGCGCCTGTCGCGCAAGAAGATCATCGTCCCCGACTGGATGCTTAAAGGTCAGGGCTTCGGGGCTGGTGCGTCCTTCGACCATGATCGGGAGGTGTACTCCCCGGTGAAGGGCCACCCGGACGGGTCCATGACCCCCGACATTTATGCCCCACCGCTGCGTATCGACGGGATGCTCACTGCCGCCGAGGCGTGGGCAACGCAGATCATCCGGCGCGCCAACTACTCCCCCGCCTCTTTCGGCATGGACTCTGACTCCGGGGCCATGACCGCCCGCGAGGTGGATGCACGCTACGACGCGAGTCTGAAGACGTGGTCCGCGAAGTCGTCCTACTGGCGGGCCGGGCTGAAGGCGGCCGCGACTGCCCTGCTCATGAAGGACCGTGACCTCCATGGCATGCACCCCGACGTTGATCCGGTGCGTGTCGATATGGCCCGCCCCGTGCAGGAGACACAGCTCGACGTCGCGCAAACCGTGCAGCAGCTCGACTCCGCCCGCGCCGTGTCCACCGAGCAGAAGGTCGCGATGCTGTGGCCCGAGTGGACCGACGACATGCGCGACGCGGAAGCCGCCCGCATCATCAACGAACAGGCCGGCACCGTCGACCCCGCACTGTTCACCCAACCTGACCAGCAACTCGACCTATAGAATCGGGGCACCATGTATAACCCGGACGTGCTCGACAAGATCGGTGACCCCATCACCGGCATGTATGAGCGCGCCGAAATGTACCTGATCCGCATCATCCGCGACGCCCTGGTGAAGACCGGGGAGGAACCGGAGTGGGCGCTGGCCCAACTGTTGGCGATTAGGCAGGAGCGTCGCCGCATCCAGGGGGCGCAGGTAGTTCTCGACAAGCAGGCCGCGGCGTTGTGGCCGCAGGTTGTTGACGAGGCGTACCTGACGGGTGTGGCGCAGGCGGAGAAGGAGATCGGGGAGATTGAGCGGGCCGGGTTCTTCCAGTCCGCGCCCGGCACCACCCCCGTCAACGACGCGGCGGTCGCGTCGCTCGCGATGGAGGGTGTCGGGGTGACACGGCAGATGAACGCGGGGATCCTGCGGCGCACGGAGGACATCTGGCGGCGCATCGTGTCGGAAGCCACCGGCTACACGACGACAGGGGCGATGACGGTGCAGCAGGCGGCGCAGCGTGCCTTCACCCGCATGGCGCGGGAGGGCATGGGGTTCTACGTCGACAGCCGCGGCCGCAAGTGGGGGCTCGACACTTACGCCAACATGGCTGTGCGTACCGCCACCACCCGGGCGCTCCTCGCAGGGCACACCGACACGATGGTGGACCGGGGCATCGACCTAGTGGTCGTTTCGTCGCACGCCAACCCCGACCCGCATTGTGCCCGCTTCGAGCGGAAGGTGGTGTCGTTGACAGGTAAGCACCGGCCCGGAACGGTACGCATCGGGGATCGTCTCGTGCGGGTGGAGGCCACCCTGGAGCAGGCGAAGGCGGCAGGCCTTCTGCATGTGAACTGCAAGCATCGGTTCTCCGCCTACGTGCCGGGGTACACGAACCTCACCCCACCCGAACCGTACGACCCCGCCGGGTACGAGGCGACGCAGAAACAGCGCTACTACGAGCGCGAGATCCGCGCATCGAAGCGGATGGAAGCCGCCGCCACGACCGACCAGGCGGAACTGGAGGCGCGGCAACGCACGCGGGCGTATCAGGCGAAGCTGCGCGCCCACATCGCCGAGCATGACCTGCCCCGCAAGCGCAACCGCGAGCGGGTGGCGAAGCCCGGCGGGCTTGTGTCGGCAGACCTCACACCGATGCGGGACGCGGAGGTCATCGCTATCCGTAGGGATTAACCTGCGGGCGACAGCGGATCCCCCACTAGTGGTAGTCCGGAGCGAGGCGGATGTCACCGCCGATCTCTCGCTGCCACTGCTCGCACATTGCTTTTCCATCCTCATCTAGGCATTTGACGGTCCAGTTCGGGCCTACAAGTACGGCCGGAAGCATCGACGAAGCTAGGGGATTGCTGGCCAAGTTGTTGACTGCATTCACCTTGTCAGCTCCCTGGCGGTAAGTCGCCATGAGCGCCTTGCGCCCCTTGTCGTCAATGCACTCGTTGCGGTACTCCTCCTCCGAAGAAGCATCGACGACCTTGCGGTGCTTGCACTTGATGTCGGTGGAATTGTCGATCTCATCATTCCAGTCCGCCATATCCGAATACTCGCGGGCCTGTGGCGGTTCGGAGGAGCAGCCCACGACGGGAAGCGCACAGGCGACTAACACGGCAAACACAGCTTTCTTCATTCGCCTAACAGTAGTGGACAACGGGCCGTGTCGGTGACTGTTCAGGGGAACCAACCCCCACGTCAAGGAGAACCAGTGTCCGACAACGTCCAGGCGACAACCGACACAGCACAGGCCGCCGCCACCGCAGCCGACGCCGCACAGACCGCAGCCGTCAACGCCACCCAGGCCGCGGCCAACGCCACCCCGGCGAACATGCCGGCCCAGCAGCCCACCACCCAGGAGCAGCCCAACAGCGTCGACTCGCTGCCCGAATGGGCACAGAGCATGGTGCGCGACCTCCGCGACGAAAACGCCAAGCACCGCAACAAGGCCAAAACCGCCGCCGAGGAAGCCGCCCAGCGCGAACAGCAGCAGGCCGAAGCCGCCCGCAACGAACTCGTCCAGAACATCGCCAAGGCCCTCGGTCTCGCCGACGAGGAACCCGACCCCCAGCATCTCCTCGAAGCGGCGAATAACAAGACCACCGAGCAGGAAAAGCAGATCAGCGAGCTCACAGAGAAGCTCCACTCCTACAAGCGCGACTCCGCCATCGCCGACGCCATTGGGGACCGCCGCGTCAACCACAACCTCCTCAAGGCCGCACTCCACCTGGACAACGGATACAAGGACATAGATGTAACCAGTGACAACTTCTCCGACCAGGTGTCCGAAGCAGTCAACCGAGTTCTAGACGCTAATCCCGAGCTAGTCCAGGCGACCCGCGGGAAGTCCGGTGTCGACTCCAACTCAACCCGCAACGGCAGTGACCCCCTCACCCGCGAAGACCTCAAAACCATGTCCGCCGAGGACATCAACAAGGCCGTCCGCGAGGGACGTCTCGACCACCTCATGAAAAGCTAAAGGAGCACCACAGTGTCTGTATCCACCTTCATCCCCGAGGTTTGGAACGCGGCTATCCAGGAGCCGTACGAGAAGAACCTCATCTTCGGCCAGCCCACCATCGCCTCCAACGCATGGATGGGCCAGATCACCGGCATCGGTGACACCGTCCACATCAACTACCTGTCCGCCCCCACGGTGCGCGACTACACCAAGGGCACCCCGATCGAGGTGGAGGAACTGTCCACCACCTCCACGAAGCTCAATATCGACCAGGGCAAGTACTTCGCGTTCCGCGTCCACGACGTCGACAAGGTGCAGGCTTCCGGAGATCTTCAGGGCCCGGCGACCCGCTCCGCCGGCATCGAGCTGCGCGACAACGCGGACACTTACCTGTCGGGCCTGCTGAAGGACGGTGCGCTCGCCGCCAACAAGCTCGGCACCGTTGAGGTCATCGACGACGACCCGTCGAAGGCTGGTGCGGAGTACTCCGCGTTCAAGGTGCTGGTGAAGCTGGCGAACAAGCTCAACCGCCAGTCGGTGCCGACGCTGGGCCGCTACGTCGTGGTCGGCCCGGACACCTACTCCGCACTCCTCATGGATCCGCGCTTCACCCGCGTGGACGCCTCCGGTGACGCGGAGGGGCTGCGCAACGGCATCGTGGGCCGCGCCGTCGGCTTCGACGTTCTCGTGTCCAACAACGCCCCGGTCGTGTCGGGCCGCGAGGTCGCGATCGCTGGTGTGCCGGATGCGTTCGCGTTCGCGTCCCAGCTGGTGGAGACGGAGGCACTGCGCGACCCGGCGCACTTCGGCGACATCGTCCGTGGCCTGAACGTCTACGGTGCAGCGGTGACCCGCCCGGAGGGCATCGCCACCGCAGAGGTGAAGATCACCGCCCCGACCGCACCGGCGAAGACCGCCGCCTAGTCGGGTGACACGTGAGGGGGCTGGGGGTTCAACAACCCGGCCCCCTCTTTCGTCGCACAAGAAGGAGAATCGAGTGCTGCTTTTCGCCACCGGGGATGAGTTCGAGCGCTACGCCGACATGCCCGCCCCCGACAATGTGGACCGGTTGCTGATGCTGGCGTCGTCGTGGGTGAAGGATGCGGTGCGCCGCGCCCAGTTCGACGTCGCCCCGTCCGGCATGCCGACCGACCCGGACGTCACCGAGGCGTTGCGGGATGCGACGTGTGAGCAGGTGCTGGTGTGGGTGCAGAACGGGGTGGAGCCCGGTAAGCACGATGCCCGCGGCCCCGTGTCCTCCTCGTCCATCGGGGATGCGAGCGTGTCCTACGAAACGGCATCGGTGGTGGAGTCGCGGGCCGTGGCCGCCACCAGCCTGTGCCCGACCGCGTACACCATCCTCGAAGGTGCCGACCTTGTGGGGTGGCAGCCGTGGGTGCAGTAGACGACCTGGAGGAGCAGTGGTTCCACCACGAGGCCGTGTTCAACGTCGGCTCCGGCGCATCGCCCTACGGGGATAGTGCCGGGGAGGGCGTGCCCGTGATGTGCCACGTGCGGCAGAACGTACGCCGCGACGACACCACGCAGGGGCAGGTCACCACGACGGAGACGGTGGTGTACGCCCCGCTACGGGTCATGGCGGACCGCGGCGACACCATCACCCTGCCCGCCCCGTTCGAGCCGGGGCCGTGGCAGATCATTGCGAAGAGCGTCCACCACGGGGCGGAGCTCAACCTGCCGAACCACCAGCGGTTCATCTGCGACGTCCCCACCACACCATCGGGAGGGGGTGGGCCCTATGGGTGAACTGGACTGGAGGGGTGACGCCATTGCCCGCAGTATTGAGCGCGCCGCGGCGAACGCGGCCCTCGCCGGGGCGGAGCTCCTCGGCGATGAGGCGGTGCAGCGCACCCCCATCGACACGGGCACCCTGCGCGCCAGCATGAAGGTCACCACTGACAACCGGGGCCAGGCCGCCGTGTCTTACAACACCCCATACGCCGCCCGCCAGCACGAGGAACTTGGCTACCAGCACCCTGGCGGTGGTGAGGCGAAGTTCCTAGAGAACGCCGTCAACGCCACCGCCGCCCAGGTACGTGCCGTCGTCGCCGAAGAGATCCGAAAGGCCATGAAGTGACCCCGCCCATCTTCCCCGACTTCCTGCCCGACCTCGCCAACGAACTCGCCAACTTGGGTATCGGCCAGTTCAACCTCCGCGGCGTCTACAAAACGTTCACCCCGCCCGCCGTGTACTTCGGCATCATCCCCGACGAGGCGGGCTACGCCATCGCTGTCAACCAGTACGGGCAGCGCGACACCATCGACCGCACCACCGAAACCCCCGCACTGCTCGTGCAGTTCCGGGCCCGCGGCGACAAGCACCCCCACAGCCCGGGCCGCATCCTCGACCGCATCTACAAGGACTTCCACGGCCAAAGCCACATCACCCTGGACAACTCCACCACGGTCCTAGCCTGCACCCGTCACCTCCGAGGACCGGAGGAACAGGACGCACAAGGCCGCTGGACGCGGGCCGATTCCTACACCTTCACCCTCAACCCTCAAGGAGATTAACCAATGGCAACCGTAGCCAAGGCACCCGCCGCCGATCTTGCATCCACCCTCGCACGCGACTGGGCCCTCCAGGTCCAGGCCGCAGGCGAGAAGGAGTGGGTCTTCGTCCGCGGTCTTTCCAAGTTCGCCCCCAAGACCTCCGCCACGATGAAGGACGACTCCGACATCAACTCGGAGGGCTACAAGTCCCAGATCGCCACCGCCCTCCAGCTCACGTTCGAGGGCGAGGGCTTCCGCAAGGGCGAGCTCGCCGCCGACAAGTTCACCCAGGACCGCGGGCAGGAAATCCTGCGCGAGGTCGGCCGCCAGATGGGCCTGCGCAACGTCATCAAGGCACGCGCATGGCGCACCGACGGCGTTGACGAGGGCTACGAGTCCTCGTTCTCCGTCGAGTGGGAGGACAACGACGGCGGCAACGAGGACCTCGACCAGTTCTCGTTCACCCTCATGTCCCGCGGAAAGCCGCTGGAGATCAAGCCGGTGGAGACCCCGACTGCGGAGTCTGTCCCGAAGGCCACCATGGGCGGCTCCACCATCACCACCGGCTAGATAGCCGGGGGCCGGACAACGGGCGGGCGGTGACACCTTCACGGGTGTTACTGCCCGCCCTCACCCATGTATGGAGAACCGCGTGAAAGACCTTCGAGAGTTCCACGACCCGAACCTGTACCTGCCGATCGGCGGGAAAACCTACGTGGTTAAGGCCCCCAACGCGCAGGATGGTCTGCGGCTGAAGGCATACGTCCTCTCCCCCGACTCGGTGAACATGACGGTGTCGGGCAAGGCGAACATTGAGATGATCGCGATGATCCTCGGCTCCACCTACAACGAGGCGACGGACACGATGTCGGGGGGCTTGTGGGACGAGCTGACCCGCGACGGGGTGCCGCTGGAGGAGGTATACCACGTCGCGAACACCGCCATCGCCCACTTCGCCGTCGGTGAGACGTTCGGCGAGTACTGGTGGGAGAACCGCCTGGGAAAAGAACTGGAGCCCCTCGTGCCGGAGGCGACGATGGGGTGGATTCAGGAGACGGCGGAGCAGGAGGAGTCGCAGGAGGTGCCGGTGCCGACTCCGGCGGCGATGCCGAGGAAGCGCGCCTCCTAGACGGCCCTTATGGGCGGTACGACCCGCGGCCCGGCGCGTACGGGGACCGTGACCCCGGCGGCGGCCCATACGACCCGGAGACAGGGCTGCGCGACTGGTACGCCGCCCCCGCGAAGAAAACGGACGAGCCGGAGGAGCCGGTGCGGGTGGAGTGGACGTTCATCCTCGACCACTGGTCCGACATCGAGTGCGACCTCCACGAAACGTTCCACATCGACGTCGAGTCCGGGGTGCTCCAGCAGCGCACATGGCGGTGGTTGCGCACCCGCATCAACGACCTCATTACCCAGCCGTCACGACTCCACAGGGCCGTGATGCACCACTACACCACGGAGGACAAGCATGGCGCTTGACGTCGGCACCCTGTACGCCAAAGTCCGCGTTGACGCGGCGGGGGTCACCACTGGGCTCAACAAGGTCAAGCGTGACCTCAACGACGTGAAGAAGGAGGCCGATAAGGTCTCCTCCACGAAGGTCAGCATCACCCCGGAGGGGGAGGAGCGGCTGCGCTCCGCGTCGCGGTCCGCCCAGCAGTTGGGCCGGGACATGCAGGAGGCGGGCCGCTCCGGCGGCGGTCTCCACGTTTCCGGACAACCGGCGGAGGAACTGGAGCACGCGGCGGGCAGTGGGCAGAAACTGTCCAGCGTGCTGTCCGGGCTGGGCAACGTCGCCCCCCTCGTTGGTCTGGCGGCCGCGGGTGCCGGTGTCGCCGGCGCTTTCCAGGAGGCCATGCGCCTCGGCAACGACTTCACGAACCAGATCAACACCGTGCGTGCCGTGTCGGGGGCGACGGAAAGCCAACTCGCGGCGGTGTCCCAGCGCGCCCGTGAACTCGGCAACGACAATAGCCTCGCCGCCACCTCCGCATCCGATGCCGCCCTGGCCATGTCGGAGCTCGCGAAGGGCGGGTTCACCGTCGACCAGGCCATGACCGCGGCGAAGGGTACCCTCCAGCTCGCCGCGGCCGCCGGTGTGGACGCGGGTACCGCCGCAACGATCCAGGCGCAGGCCCTGAACTCGTTTGGTCTGAACGCGGAGAACGCGGCGAAGGCGGCGGACATCCTCGCGAACGCGGCGAACGCCTCCACCGCCGAAATGACCGACATCGCTGCGGGCCTCCAGCAGTCGGGTGCGGTCGCGCACCAGTTCGGCCTGTCTATCGAGGACACCTCCGCCGCACTCGGCATGTTCGCCAACGCGGGTATCCGCGGCTCCGACGCCGGTACACTGCTTAAGTCCGCGCTTCTCGCGCTGACGGATCAGGGCAAGCCCGCCCAGAACGCCATCGAGGAGCTCGGCCTGACCGTTTACGACGCGGAGGGCAAGTTCGTCGGCATGCACTCCCTCATGGAGCAGCTCGGCAAGGCCGCGGAGAACATGACGGATGAGCAGTACCAGGCCGCCACGGCTACCTTGTTCGGCTCCGACGCGATGCGCCTCGCGGGTATCGCCGCCACCGACGGCTCTACCGGGTTCGATCAGATGCGCGCCGCCGTGGACCGCCAGGGCGCGGCCGCCGACGTCGCCGCCGCGAAAACCCACGGCCTGCCCGGCGCGATTGCCGCTGTCGAAAACAGCGCCGAGGAACTCGCGCTCACCCTCTACGACGAGTTCTCCGGCCCCCTCGCTTCCGCCCTCGGCCTCGTCTCCGACGGGCTCACTGCCCTCGGCCCCGCCGTCACCACCGTGGGCGGTGCGATCCGCTCCGTGCCCGCACCCCTCCTCACCGCCGGGCTGGCGGGTATCGCAGGCCGTATGCTGGACGTCAACACCCGCTTCTCGGAGGGGGCCGGTTCCATCCGCGCCTACGCCTCCACAGTGCAGTCGTCGATGATGTCTGCGATGAACACGGTCCGCACCGCCGGGATGGACGCCTCCTCCCAGTTGCGGGCACGTCGGGCGGAGCTTGCGGCCACTGCCGAATCGGAACGTGCCTTCGCCTACACCACGAAGTCGGCACACCTGTCGTCCATCGCCACGAGCCAGGCCATGGAGGCGGAGTGGCGCGGCAGGCTGACCGGCATGCAGGCGTCCGCCGCGACGTTCGCCGGGTCCACCGCGGGTGTCATGCAGGTCGGGTTCAACGGCATCAAGTCCGCCGCCGGTGGCCTCATCGGTTTCCTCGGCGGGCCGTGGGGCCTCGCATTCACCGCGGCGGCCGGTGCCGTCAGCTGGCTCGCCAACAAGCACATGGAGGCCAAGGCCGCGGAGGAGCAGCACCAGCAGCAGCAGGCGCAGCTGAAGGACTCCCTCGACCAAACCACCGGCTCCATCACCGCCCAGACGAACGAGTTGCAGCGCAAGCGCGCCGAGGATGAGGGGTGGATCGACACCGCCAACAAGCTGGGCGTGTCCTCGGAGACGGTCGTGGCCGCCATGAACGGCAACGAGAACGCCATGACCCGCGTCCGTAGCGCCACGGAGGGTGCAACCCGCGCCGCCATCGAAGGCAGCGACACGTGGCAGAAGAACTCCGACAAGTACGCCGAAGCAGGCGTGAACCTCGACCTGCTGACCTCCGCCGTCAACGGCAACCAGGATGCCCAGCGCCGACTGTCCGACATCATGGGTGGCGACGGCGAGCTCAACATGTGGACGAAGAAGGTCGAGGATGCCACCTCGTCCGCACGCGGCCTGAAGGACGGTGTGGCTGGGGCGGCCGGTGAGCTGGAGAACGCGCAGGGCAAGATCCGCGCCGACCAGCTCGCCGGGGTGCAGAAAGTTATCGAGCAGACCCGTACCGCGTTCTACGAGCTCGGCAACTCCATCACCTCCGTCCCGGACGACAAGACCATCATGGTCAAGTCGATGGCACCGGCGGTGCGAGAACAGTTCCGCCAGTTGGGCGCGGAAGTCGAAGAGGGCGCGAACGGCCAAGTGAAACTGACCTTCCCCGACGGCATGAACATCATGGCCATGCTGGACCAGATCGGGGCGAAGGCCACCACCATGCCGGACGGGCGGGTGAACCTCACCGACAACACCCCGGAGGTGCAGCAGCGACTCATCGACCTCGGCCTCGCCACCCGCGACGAAATGACGGGCGACGTCTACATGAAGGACAACCTCGCGGAGGTCTTGAGCAAGCAGATGGACCTCAAGGCCGCGGTGGCGGACCCGGCTACGGGTGAGGTGCACGTCAACGACAACATTGCCCTCGTGCGTTCCGAGCTCGACGCCCTCGGTATCCAGACGCAGATGCTGCCGGCGGGGTCGGTGCGCATCGCGGACGACACCCCGCAGGTGCGTGGCGCGCTCCAGCAGCTCGGTATTGAGACGGTCACCCTGCCGGACGGGCACGTCGCGATCACCGACACCACCGGCCAGAACCTTGTGAACCTGCAAAGCCTGGGCGTGACCACGCAGATGCTGCCGCCGGGTCACGTCGCAATCTCCGACACTTCCCCGGAGAACATGGCGCGCCTCAACGAGCTGGGCATCAGGACCACGACTCTGCCGAATGGGCAGGTCATCGTGTCCGATAACGCGGACAGCACCGCGAACCATATCCGCACGGTTCTCGCCCCGGAGGCGGTGAACACGTTCTCGGAGCACGTCGTGAACATCACCCGGAAGATCACCGACATCTTCCGCCGCGGGGACGCGGAGGGCGGCGTGTACAACGGCCAGCAGCAGGCCGTGGCGTTCGCGGACGGCGGCACCACCCGCGCCCTCGACCAGGCGATGGCGGGCCCCCGCAAGGAACCGGCGCACCGCGCCACCATCACCACCTCCGGCACCTATCGGGTGCACGGCGAGTCCGAAACCGGCGGTGAGGCGTATATCCCGCTGGCGGAGTCGAAGCGCGACCGCTCCACCCGCATCCTCAACGCCGTCGCGACCCGCTTTGGCTACAACCTCGTCACCAACGAAGGCCAGGCGATCGCCCTGGCGGACGGCGGGATCGTGCCCGGCGCGGCCGTGGAGCAGAAACTGGCCTACATGCAGGGCACCCCCTACGTCTTCGGCGGATGGTCGAAGGCAGGCGTGGACTGCACAGGGGCCACATCCCTGGGCATCAACGCCTCCCTGGGTTACGACGAGTTCCGGGAGCGCCACTCCACCGGCAACTCTGCGTCGTGGCTGTCCGGGCTGGGCTTCATGCGCGGCAACGGCGGGTCCGGCGACATCCGCGTCGCGTTCGTCAACGGAGGCCCCGGTGGCGGGCACGAGGCGATGCAGCTCGACAACGGAACCTACATCGAGTCGGGCGGCAATACCGGCGGCGGGTTCACCATCGGCGGGAAGGCGGGCCCGCTGGAGGGCCGCGGCTTCACCGACTTCTACTACCTGCCCGGCGCGAACCCCCTGGAGGCCGGGGAGGGCCTGGACTACTTCGACAAGTTAGGCGGCGCGGTCGGTAAGCGCGGCTCCCGCGGTGGCACCGCCGCCTCCTTCTCCGGGGGTGGCACTTCCGGTAAGCGGCAGCGTGAACTCAACGGCGGGGCCGGAACCCTCATCAAGGACGGCAGTGTCCTGGAGCTCGCCGCCGCGATCTACTCCAAGCAGACCGGCGCGCAGATGGATGATGACGTGGTGTCCTGGGGGCAGGCCATCGGCCTGTACTCCAAGGAAGCCGACGACGGCACAACTGGTTCCGCGAACTCTGACGACGCGAAGCAACTGAAGCAGGCCACGAAGGACCGGGACAAGTCCGCCAAGGAGCTGGAGAAGACACGCAAAAGCCTGGACGATGCCCGCACCGCACTGCCTGTGGCGGAGGAAGACCTTCGCCTGAAGAAGATGCGCCGTGATGAGGTGTACGCCAAAACCAACATGAAGGGCGAGGAGACCTCCACCCCGTGGCAGAAGGAGTCCGCCGACCAGAATGTCGCTAAGGCGGAGGCGAAGGTCAAGGAGCTCAAGGACAAGATCGCGGAGCTGGAGCGCAAACAGCAGCAGCTCGAAGCCTTGTCGAAGACGTCGCTGTACGACGGGCTGGACTCCAATATCGGGGGCACGAGTGGCAACCCCTACGCCGACGCGATCATCCGCGAGGGTAAGCGCCGCGGCATCACCGACCGGGGCATCGAGATCGCACTGGCGACCGCGCTGGTGGAGTCCGACCTGAAGATGTACGCGAACAACGCGGACCCCGAGTCGATGAAGTACCCGCACGACGCCATCAGCTACGACTACGACAGCGTGGGCCTGTTCCAGCAGCGGGCGAACGGGGCGTGGGGCACCACCGCCGACCGCATGGACCCGGAGCGCTCCGCCGGCATGTTCTACGACGAACTTGTCAAGGAGGACTACAACGTCAGCGACCCGGGCGCGCACGCCCAGCGTGTGCAGCGTTCCGCGTTCCCGGGCCGCTACGCCGAGCGCATGGCGGAAGCGGAGCGCCTGCTCCAGCAGTACAGCTCCACCGGCACCCCCATGCAGGTCACCGCCATGGCCAACGGCGGCATCCTCGGCAACGCCCGCCAAGCCTCCATCAACGAGGGGTCCGCGGTGCTGTGGGGTGAGGCGGGGCCGGAAGCCTACATCCCCCTGTCGTCGAACAAGAAGGCCCGCTCCCTGGAGATTTGGGCGGAGACCGGCAAGCGCCTCGGCGTGGACGTGATGAGCATGCTGAACCTCGTGGGTGCTGCACTGCCGGGCCTGATCCAGGGCAAGCTGGACTTCTCCACCGGCGGGTCGACGTCGCTTAGCGCGCTGGGCCTGAACATGGATGCCGCCTCCTACCGCGCCAAGGCGGGTGCGCAGCAGTCCGCGACGAACGCTGTCGGCGCGGTGTTCAACGGGCCGGTGCAGATCAACGACCCGCGCCAGTACCTGCAAGGCCAGCTCGACAACGCGGCCCGCCAGCTAAACCAGGCCATTGGGAGTGTGATGCTGAAATGAGCCTGATTAGAACCGACCGCGCCGTCCGACCCCGCGACGGCTATGAGTCGGACGATTTCCTGCGGTTCTTCCTCATCGGCGCGGACCACAAAACCCGCTGGGCTTTCGGCGCGCCAGACTCCCCCATCCGCCTCGCAACCGTTCCCGACGGGTTGCAGGGCGCGCCGTTCAAGCACGACTTCCAGGACTTCGTCGGAGTGGAGGGGGGCCTGTACCGCGGCACCGTCGACGAGCGCGGCAGCATCACCCTGAAGGTGTGGCTCGCGGACCCGCGCTCCTCGGCGTGGGCGCGCCGCCAGCACGCCCTGTGGCGTGAATCGTTGGGCCGCGGCAAGAAACCCGCCCGCCTCTACGTCGTGTCGAAGGAATCCGGCTACTGGTGGATCGACGTGCGCCCCGAGTCCATCGCCGAGGTCGACTACATGGCCGACGCCGAACCCGGATTCGTCGGGGAGATCGGGGAGGTGGTCACCCTCACCACCGACAAGTCTTTCTGGACACGCTTCGACGAGACCCGTATCTTCACCACCGGCACCCGCTTCTCTGCGGAGATGCGCAACTTGGGCGACCAGGAAGCGTGGCTGCGGTGGGCGATCGCCGGCACCCACTCCGGCATCGACATCGGCGTGGATGACGACGTGCATTTCCTGCCCGACCCCCGCACCATCCGCACCCCCACCGGGGCACAACCGACCGGCTACCTCATCGACACCGACGAGGCGTGGCCGGCGCTCATGTCCACCACGGGTGAGGACCTTCAGCCCATCTTCCCCCGCACGTGGTGGTCGAAGCCGCTACCGCCGCGGGGCATTGACCGTGGGCGGGCCACGAAGCTCACGATCTCTCCACGTAACCCCGGCCCAGACTTCCAGGTTGAGGTGGCGTACACCCCCCGGACGGAGCAAGCATGGTAGGCCAGCGCATCGGCACGAACCCCCTGAACATCACGGTCCACAACAACGACTACACGCAGGCCGTGCGCATCGGCCACTACATTTCCTGCAAGTTCACGGAGGAGTTCGGGTTCACCGCGGGCACCGGCGAGCTCGTGGTAGAGGCATCTCACCCGCTGGCGCGTCGCCTCATGCAGGCCGACAAGGACGTCGTGCCCATCACCTGCGACTACAACGGGTGGCGGTGGACGGGCCGCGTCCAGTCCTACGAAGCGTCGGGGAAACCGGGCCGTGAGGTAGTGACCTGCACCCTGGTGTCGGACGAGATTCAACTGGCGCACCTGCTGGCCATGTCGTCGCCGCGCCTCCCGCTCGCGATCCAGAAAAAGCGGGACTACCAGAACGGCCCCCTACTCCAGGTGCTGCACCACTACCTGTCGGAGAACATCGGCCGCACCGACCTACCCACCTACCTGCTCATGCCGCCGCCACGCCACCTCGACAAGTCGCCGAAGGTGGATGTGTCCGCCCGCATGACGTACATGCCAGACCTGCTGCGCGACGTCCTCGACGAGCATGACTACGGGTTGACGGTGCGGATGTGGTGGCCCGGCCAACCCTTCCCCGACGGCAAGTTTGTGCCCCTGAATGTGCAGGGGCAGTCGATGCTGGAGGTCACCCGCCTCAACCCTGCCGGGGACATCCTCAAGCAATCGCTGGAGGTGGGGGAAAACACGGCCCGTATGCGTCGCGCCGAGGCGGATAACGCCATGAACCCGGGTGGGCAGCCCCTGTTCCGCCCCACCAGCCCGGGCCTTGTCGTGCAGGTCGCCACTGTCCGCCCGCGTGAGCATGTCCGCTTCTCCACCGGCTCCGGGGAGGTGGAGGCCATCACCCTGTCGGGGAAGGGCACCGGCCCGGTGCGCGCCGTGGTGGGCGGCAAGTCCGACGAGTGGGTCAACGAGCTCATGGGCCTCGGTATCGACTTCGCCATGCAGGGCATTATCACCGCGGTGGGTGGGGCGCTCGGCTCCATCGTCGGCCCGATCGGCACCGCCATCGGCGAGCTCGTCGGCGGCCTCATCGGCTCCGTTCTGAAGGACCAAACGGAGGACACGATCTTCGCGTTCACCGACCGGGTGGACGTGAAACGCCGCGCTTCGGAGGGGCCGTTCCACCTGCGCGAGTCGTACACGTCCTCCTCCGCCGGCGTGTTCACATACGACACCTCGGCCCTGGCGGAGCGCGCCCTCCTAGAGGCGCAGGGAGGGCAGACCATCGAGATCAAGATGGTCGACGGCCGCTCCAAAATCCTCGGCGACGACTCGACCGCCAACAACGGTAAGCCGATCCATGGCTACCGGGTGGGTGACCGCGTGCAGGTTCACGAGCACCTGTCGGGCACGAGCCTGACGGACATCATCACCGGTGTGGAGATCGTCGACGAGGTGGGTTCACGGGTGCGGGTCACCCCGCGGGTCGGGAAGAAGCGCAACTTGACGAACCCGTATTTGAAGATGGTGGAGGGCATGAACAGTATCTTCTCCACGATCCGGGACCTTGGCTTGGCGACGTAGGACAACTCGCCCGGCGGGCCACCATGCGGCGGTAACTACCACTGCGATGTGAGGGGGCCGCGATGGTCACGATGCCGGTTCAGCGTGGCTTCGAGGTCACTTCCGGGTTCGGTGCCCGCTGGGGCACTACCCACAGGGGCACTGATTTCGGCCTGGCGGGTGGATCCGGCGGGCAGCCCGTCTTTGCGGTGAAGGACGGAACGGCCCGTTTCGCGGGCCCGGCAAGCGGTTTCGGCCAGTGGGTCACCGTAGACCACCCCACGGAAAACGGGGGCGGGGAAACCGTCTACGGGCACGTCATCCCGGAGGTGAAGCCCGGCCAGCAGGTGCGGGAGGGGCAGCGCATCGCCCGCATCAACCCCGACTCGCGCACGAACGGCGGTGTCGCCCCACACCTGCACCTCGAATGGCACCGCTACTCGTGGACCCCGCCCGGGCCTAACCGCCTCGACCCCATGACCATGCTCCGCGGAGCCCACTGGCCAGGTAACAACACCCCGGCCCCGCCCGCACCACCACGAAAGGCACCCGCCATGAACATCCTCGACTGGTCGCCACGCTTCAACTTCGGCAACCCGAGACCCACCAACGCCATCACCGGCATCTGCATCCACCTCAC